GGAAAGTGCCATGCACGCTCTGGATCAATACCCCTGTTCTTGAAAAGATCTGAAGTTGCTGCTGCTTCACTATCAAAATAGAAAACTGCACCATCAGGATTATTGTCAAGGAAGTTCTTAGCAATAGCAATTGCATAAAAAGTTTTGCCAGTTGCCTGTTCACCTGCAATAGCAGTGACTCGGTTGTCAGGTATTCCACCATGAATACTGCCACTCAACATGGCGTTAAGGATATAAGATCCCGTAGGAATGTATCCCTGTTCGGTAGATGATTCCGAAACTACTTTAGCATATTCATTCTTTGCCTCTTTGGCAAGTGTTTCAAAAATACTCATGCGAATAGAAACTCCAAGTTAACTTCTTTTTCTGTTTTCCAACCAATCACGTCAAGAATAATCTTGAGTGGATCCAAGAATGATTTTTGAAATTGCATCTTGTAATCGATGTTCTTGCTTATGTTAATTTCACCAGGGAAATTAGAAATAAACGAGATGACATTTTCACCAAGAATGTTAGGTGTTTGCAGATATACAAACTTAATCTTTTCCCCCTCTTGGATCAAAGGATACTTGTGAATAAGTTTGTTCTTTTTGAGTTGGAAGTTGTAGAGGAGAGAACCTCGTACATGGATTGGGCAACTCTTCTTATACAGGGTAGCATCTCCCTTCCACTTTGTCAATCCATTCACGCTCCGAGGGAACGCAATCTGCTCAGGTGGCATTTGATAAAAGTCACTTTTAAATTTGTCAATGAACTTAATCAAATCCTCTTCCGTTCGAGTCATGATAATATTGAGTGCTTCTTTAATCTTAGTCCTACAAGGTGCAGGAGTGGAAGATTTAACTGCTTCAATACCCATCATCTTCAGTTTAGGTTCTGCATAGCGGACACCTTCACTGTCCCAAACATTTAGAATGTAGCGTTTCTTTGCTGTCCAAATTCCTTTGTCAGCAATGTTCTCACGCTTCATAATCATCTTTTGCTCATATGCCGAAACATAATCCGCAAGTTCCTGATAACTGGATTCGATGAACGGTTCCAATTTGTCCTGACAGATCTTATCCAATATGGAAACAATTGCTGCTTTATCGCCAGACCTAGCACTAAAGAATTTATCAACAAGAGGTCCAAGATTAAGATAGATTGAGTCGGTATCGCTAGCGATAACATAATCGACTTCCTCCGTTTTTAACAGGTTATTTAGGTAACCATTCATCTTATTCTCAATCCAGCGGATTGATACCTGACCAGAGAGCGTAATCGCTTCTGCATTGGCAAGCTTGTAATACCTGAAATACTGGTTGCCAATAGCACCATAAGCACTGTTAAGTTGAATCTTACGTGCCATCTGGATGTTATTGAATTTAGAAATGTCCTTAATAAGTTGAGGATCTTTCGTATTCTCATATTCTTGCTTGGCAACAAGCATCTTCTTTTTGTAAATCTTTCGTTCATTGTAAATCTTTTCCATCAATTCAGGAAGAAATCCACGAACATCTTTCTTGTATTGTGCCCCATTAGCACAAACACAATTGTCACCATCAATTTCAACCTTCTTATTAAGAATGCGATCTACTGTTGCTGATGGGTGTCTGTTTTCAAGTAACGTCTCTGGCGAGATGTTGTACTGCATAATGAGGTGAGGGTATAGGGAGTTGAGATCAAAAGAGACCACCCATTCATAAAGACCTGGAACGGGTTCTTTAACATACGCCCCAGCGTACTTTGAATCTTTGTCATTTTTTTCATTGGGAGGAACAACAATACCTTTCGGTGTAAGATAGTTATAAATGATACTATCCCACATACGTACCTGATAGTAAACATCTTCAAAATTAACCTTAGCATCATATGCAAGATTAATTGCAAGATCAATTAGTTTCATCTTGTCTTCCAAACGGTCAACAAGTTCCACGTCATGAATGTTATACGTAACAAACTTCTGCCAATTCTGAGTATAAAAATCCCTAAAGGTTTCAAACTCAGAGTGATCTAGTTTCTGCTCGCCCAGTTCGACATTGGCGATATGGTCAAGTCGATAGGATTCTTGGTTAGTGTATGTAAACTTTTGATAAAGATCAAGATAGTCAAGGACACTGACACCAATGATATCGTAAACAATATTAACTCTGCCTTTAATTTCAACTTCCTTTTCATAAACCTTGTTCCAAGGAGAAAGAGATTTCATGTGTTTTGTAGAAAGAATCCTATCAACCCTCCTACAAATATATGGAACGTCGAACAGTTTGACGTTCCACCCAGTCAAAATATCTGGGGTATTCTGTGCCCACCATGCAAGAAAATCTTTCAGCATGTCTTCTTCTTTCCAGAAGACACGATACTCAACGTCACTCCGAGAGTTTTCATACTCACGGGTTCCCCACACAATTAATTTCTTGGAAGAGAAATCTTTTACAGTAAGGCAAAGAATTTCTTCTGAGGTTTCTCTAATATTTGGAAATCCATTCTCAGAAGATGTCTCAATATCAATCGTATAAATCCTCAGCAAAGAAGAATCATAGTCGATTTGTTCTTCAGTAAAATTGTCACTGATGTATTGATACAGAAACTTATCGTTACCGTAGATTTTGAAATTGTCTACGTCTTTATACTGATCAATAAACTCTCTGGCATCTTTTACTGATTCAAAATTAATCTTTTGGGCATATCTACCCTCAAGAGTTTTGTATTCTGTTTGCTTATTTGTTGGAGCAAACAGAACTGGAGAGAAAGATTCTTCATATTGAACACGTTCATCGTTTTCATATCCAATGTAGAGAATCTTATCTCCACTCAAAAACACATTACTGTAGAAGTTCTTCGTCATCAGGGGGAACAAGTTTCTGGTACTTAGAGAGGATCTCTGGGTCTGGATCTGCCAGTGTAGCAAGGGATTCGGAATAAAGCAAGACATTCCTTTGCTTGGAATATCTTGGGAATTCCCTGAGTTCACCCTCTACAATCTCCATTGTGTCTGCCAAGAAGCAAGAGGGTTCCATCTCCATCTCCGAAATGTTAGAGATTAAATAAGTACCATTACGAAGTAGGATCAGTTTTATATCCATCATTATGCACTTTCAATAGGGGTTTCAGTAACTTCTGGAATTTCTGGGGCAGCAGGTTGATTCTGAGCAACTTCCTCATCAAGAGCAATGTTGTTCTTTGCACAATAATCACGCAGGATATTATCATGCGGATCATAAATCGTAACTAACCAATCTGCAGGGATGATAAATGAACGCTGCTTAGAAAGAGGTGCCCAATGAGTATACCGAACAGAATACTTTGTACGTGGTGCATCTTCACCTTCTACCTGAAGTTCATCAGATTCTTCAGCGGTGAGTTGCATCACAAATGGATTTGAAAGATGATAGGCAACGATACCTTTATTTTCAGTGTCCAAAATTTCTCTGGCGTCGGAGATAACATCCTCGCCAGATTTCAACAGCATAACTTTAACGGTCATAGCGATAACTTAGTGTCTTCTAAATGTCTAATGTGGTTTGAAAGTTTGTCAAGGTATCCACGATTGCGTAACTCTTTGAATACAAGATTCTCAAGTGCAAACTCTCCACCTTGTTGAATGGCAGACGCCCTCATATCACGAATTCTTTTTTGAAGTTTTCTAAGAACATCAGCATCATTTGCATCGCTCTCAATGAGGTCGTCAATCTTTGCCATCATATCACGAACCTTGCGAATAAGCAAGGGGTCTGCAAGGTCAACCTTGACTTTGTTTGGTGCCATCAACCATTTGTCTTGAGTGAGTGAATACACACCCTGGTTAGCAGGCAGTGGATCACTCTCATCTTGAGCATACAACTCAACTGGATGAGAGTAGATCTTAATGTCGTGGACAAGTGCCCACAATTTCTTTTTATCTCTTAGATAATCATCTAAGAGTTCTGGACAGTCAGCAATCTGACTCTTATCAACAACCAAATGAAGATCAAGATCAGAGAATCTGGTGTAATTATAGTTAGCGTTACCACCAACCAGAATCATATCCTTTACAGCAGTAGCAGGAATCTTAGCAAACTCCGCCCACTTAGTTCCAATTTGTAAAAGTTTATCCTTTACTTCAGGTCTGAGTCCACCTTCATCCCAAAACTTAATATTCAATTTGTTGTGGTACATCAGGGTTAACCTGAGAGATTGGAACGTTTTCACTGTTCGACTGTCACTTTATTATTATTTATCTTCTTCAGTTTCAGTCATCACTGTTTCTTCAGGTTGTGTCATCTTTACAAAACTCTCGACAATACTCATCATAGGATCTGAGATAGAGATAACCCAATCTGGATTTACTGCAATTTGATTATCAGGAGTAAAAGGATTCCAACGAGAAAGAAGAATTTTATACTGACCTTTGATACTTTGCCTTGCTTCAGGATCGTCAATATCAAATTCAAGTTCAGAACCTTCAAGAGGTTCGATCTTTACGCAATAAGGATTGTTAAAAACAAACGCCTGCCTGCGTTGTTGATCGTCAACTGCTTCTTGCAATTCAGTCACAACATATTCCCCAGATTTAAGGGATACAATTTTTACCGCCATTTTGATACAAAGGTTGAATTACTATTATAAAAGGGTCTCAACCATTTGTCAAGACCCTTAACATTATTTATTGAATCTCATAAACCTTTCGCTTCTGGTGCTCAGGTACGATTCTATTCAATTCAATAATCAACATACCATTCTCAAATTTAACTTCTCCGACTTCTACATCGTCAGATAAGTTGAATCCTCTAGCGAAGGTGCGAGTCGCAACCCCACGGTGCATGTACTCACCGTCTCCTTTATCCTTCGCTGCCTTGGACGAGATGATTAGAACATTGGTTTCGGTGCTGACTTCAATGTCATCTTTTGACCATCCCGCAAGTGCTAGTTCGATCCTCCACTTTGTCTCTGAATCTTTTACTAGATTATAAGGGGGATACGAATTCTGTGGTGTACCCATTCCATACGAATGAAGTCGATAGAATAGGTCATCGTAACCGACACTAAATCTTTCTACAGCGTCTACAATGGCACCCAAATCTTTGGTGCCGAACTTTCTAAGTCCAGTCATTATGGTAGCTCCTTTAAAAGCGAGTTTGTGTTTTGAGGACCCCGAAGGCATCCGTTAATATATATGACAAAATAGAAAATAAGAGGCACAGTAAAAACCGTACCTCTTATTAGGGTGTTCCGACTTTCGTAGAGACCGCACGAAAGGTCTCAATGATATTTATACATAAATATTTCTAGTGTTGCATATTCTAAAATGAAGAAAGCATTGATGGCTTTTGGAATGTTACTGATGGCGGCACCAGCACATGCCGATATTACTCATAAACTATCTACAAGTGTTCAACTTACTGTAGATGCTGCTGCCTCTCAGGCAACTCGTTTAGGTTCTACCTACTCTGTTAGTGGTAGCAACATCACCTTTGCATCAGGAGATCTAGGTGGTCTTACAGCACCTTCTGGTAGTTCTGCGGCAACAATGAATGCTGGGACATATACTCAAACCACTGCTGGGAGTGCATTTTCGTTTAGCGAATCATTCAACGCAGGAGACGCAATCCCATCAGGAACGACCGTTTCTAGCGGTGTGGTTGGATCCTTACCCGCATTTGGAAATGTCACGACAACTGCTGGTGGCGTGGCTGGTTCTCTCGCTGGTACTATCGATTCTGCTGGGGTTATGTCATTAACTGCTGGTGGTGCTGGAACAAGTGCTACAGGACAATTCGTTTCTGAAATTACCATTAAATAGTAATGTCTAATTTAAGAGAAGCAATCGGTCTCGGATTGATTCTTGGTGCTTTACATGGGGCTGCTCAGGCAGTCCCTGTAGTC